CGTATTGAACAGGTTTTCTTTCACGAGAAGTACTTTATCAAACACGTTCCGGTCACTGATCGGGCTCGCTTCATCCAGGACCGTTTCGGGTCTTGTTCCAACGATGAGGTGGACCCCTTGGGTGCCGGACGAAGTGCTCGAAGCGGAGGCCCTTCTGGGCTAGACCATAAGGCTGGTACTCGACGGAAGTATCTTATAACAACTGATTACACTGCGTTCGAAAGTCATTTTATTCGTCTTGTGATGGACTCTTGTGAGTTTGTCATGTACGAACATATGACCAAGGACTTACCCGATGGTGCGGAGTTCATGGAGAATGTCCGCCGCGTCATTGGTGGTCGGAACCGCATCACTTTTAAGTATGTCGATGTGGAGATTGATTGTTGTAGGATGTCCGGCGAGATGAATACCAGCCTTGGAAATGGTTTTACTAATCTGATGATATTTCTGTTCCTGAATGAGCAATTAGGGAACACAGATGTTGATTGTTTGATTGAGGGAGATGATTGCTTAGGCACCTTTCATGGTTACCCGCTCACTGCGGAAATGTATGAGAGTTTAGGATTTACTGTCAAAATTGAATACCCTAGGGCTGCAAATGTGGCCTCGTTTTGTGGGCAGATTTTTGACTTTGAGACCTTAACCGTCATTGCAGATCCGCATAAGGTTATTATGAATCTTGCTTGGGTGGACGCCCGTTATATTGGTTGCAGTGACAAGACTAAGAAGGCCCTTTTGAGGTCCAAATCCATGTCTATTCTAGCGCAGTATCCCGGTTGTCCTATTCTCCAAGATCTTGCTTGTGCTTACATCAGGTTAACGCAGGGAGTCTCGCCTAAAATCGATTCGTCGTGTTCGGTTTATGAAAAAGAGACTATTCTTGCCCAGATAAGGAAGGCTAAGGGCCGCCTTATTAGGCGTCCTGTTGCCCCATCTACTCGAAGGCTTGTTGAGGAGCTTTTTGGTTATGGGGAGTTACAACAGTTGCATCTAGAGAATTATTTTCGGGATCTTCAGCAAATTAACCCTATCACGCACCCAGACATATATGACAGAGTCACGGAGGATCAATACCACTATGACTTAAATTATGTGCGTCCGGATATGGGTGATCACTTCTTCTGTAATAGGATGATGTGATACGGTGCCCCGAAAATCAATAATCAAAAGAAAAACGAATATTATTGATG